CGAGGAGCTGGTTGGGTTAATTCAAAAGGTGAGTACGCTTACTACACCTATGAAGAAATGCGACGAATTCTTGATGATCCTAGTGAACTCGAGAAACACTCCTTGGAAGACCGTACTCGCATGCGCATTGCCTTAGATGCTGCCAATAAGCAAGTTATTTATGGCTCTTATGATAAATCACAACCCTGGATGCGAAAGCAGAAGGAGAGTGATGTTGATTATGATGCGAAGGACCATGCTCAGACTGGAAGGTCTGGTCCCTATGGACCTGGACAGACCCTCCCGTTTAAAACGGTTGATGTTGTCAATGAACTTGGATTCAAAGGCAGAAAGTACGTGTATGGTGAGAGTGCTATTGAAATCTTCGATGATTCTATGGGCGCTCCACTTGTTACGCACAAGAAGCAGAAGAAACACCGTGGTTTGATTGCGAGAGCTCGTGAGGCGATCCGACGACTTTTCTTTCCTAAATTAGAGAAGATGCCCCCTAGGGTTGATGCTCTGTTGGATCGGATACGAATTGATCTGAAGATTCCTGGATTGAATACCCAGGCACTTGCTAACAAAACTTACTGCGAAGTTCCAATTTCATCTGGCCAGGTAACACTGGTCACAGAGGCGAAATTCAAAACTGAAGGTATTAATGGTGTGGAAGAAGCTCGAAAGATCTTCCGTATCATGCTTGAAGATAATGAAGTTCAACGTGGCGCTTACGTGAACCACAAGGTTGTCACTACTGCTCATCATTTGACTGATGACTCACTCAATAAGATTAAGATCTTTGGAGCGACGGAACAGACAAAACACTTGCAGATTGATATTGAAAAGTGGGAACGCGTTGCTGGAACAGATTGTATTATGATCACTCCAAAAACTCCTGGACAGATTCGCAATACCTTAACTGGGAAGCTTGAATCAATGAAACAGAATTTGATCATTAACAATAAGCATGGCGCTACACCCTCGCAGGGTGCTGTTGTGTGTTATGTTACACCTGATGGATCCGTGTGGTCTGGAAATGTTGTGAAACTTTCAGATTCACCCGTTGAAACCATTTGTAATGTCAACGGTGTCCTGAAGACGCCCGCTATTATGACTACTGCTGGAACGGACAAAGGGATGGGTTCTTGTGCTACCCCTCTCTATGACCCCGCTACACGTTCGATCGTTGGAATACACTTTGCTAGTAGTGCAGAGTTGAAGCAAAATTATGCAATCAACTTGTACGAAATGTTCAAATTGTACCAATTCCAGGGTCCAAAAAACGTGGTAGCCCCAGTCCCGTCGAAACCTTAAGACAGGGACTGGGGGTCACGACGTTCGCGTCGGCTATCGAGAAGCTCGAGATACTTCCCGAACCAATAGTCATCGAGGAGAATTACCAAATTATTGGTTTTCTTCCCGGTTATTCATTACCCCTTAAGAATAAATTTGTTCCATCTCAAACTTATGCTCCGATGCGGAAATTTATGGGTGAAGAATATGCTCTATCTAATGTCTCTGACTTAGCTGGAGGAATTCGAAGCCATCGTAAATATGCTGCTGTGTGTAGCTTGCGTGACACTGAGTACATAGAATCTTTTGACAAAGATGAAGAACTTGATGAACTTATTTGGGATCTTTTTGCTCCTGGCCTTCGGGCTGAGCGATGTGATTCTGATGTAGTGATAGGGTTCCAAACCATGTCTAAAGGATCAGGTATAGGGTGTAAATCTATAATTAAAAATTGTTGGGAAGATAATCCTCATAAATGTTATGAGGCTATGGAACAACAAGATTTATATTTTGATGAGGTCCCCCTTAACCAATCTATGCAGAAGCTGGAAGTTCGCTTGAAAACGAAAGATTGTCGTTGTTATGAAGTCCAACCGCTATGGCTTAGAAACCAGATGCAGTCGTTCACTAAATTACAAAATCTACAATTTCAAGAAGCTCGATTCGAAATTCCGAGTGCTGTAGGTATTTCAATGCCGATGGGCTGGATTCAACTCCATGACCACCTGCATAAATATGCTAAATCAACACCTGAACAGAGAAGAGATCGCGACCCCGGCGTTGTTTACTTCCTAGTTACATGGGACATTGAGAAGTTCGACTCAATGCAACCCAGAGCATTATTCTGGCGAAATAAACGCGTTCGTGCGCGTGGTTTAAGATTGAATGCACAAGAGCTCGCTGAGCTGAACCATTTGTATTTCAATACTACTAACCGTGTTACTGTTTTGCCGGACGGCTCAGTCGTCTTTGTGAAGGACGGCATGATTTCCGGAGGCCCCAACACGACAACCGACAATATTATAAATCACACTCAAATCTTTGCTATGATGTGGAAAAAACATACTGGTTCTTTGGTTGGTTTTAGAGATTTTATTAAAACGTCTGGTTTTCTTCTGTTTGGGGATGATGGTATCTGTGCAATACACAACAAAAGACATGAGAATTTTTTTCGCGCCGTTCCACGACTCATGAAAGAGATCTTCGGTTGCAATGTAACTGTTGAATTCCATGAGAAATGGTCGGATGCGCATTTTTTGGGTTCTCAACCCCTCGGCGACGAGCCACCATTAGCTTACCTGTCTAAACCTTACGACATTCCACGACAAATGACGAATTTGGTCGAGAAAGAAGAGGGAGGTGAGCAATTCGACCCTATTAAGTGTTTACAACGAGGTCTTGGTCACAGGAATCTCCTTGCGTTCACTTGGATATGTGACGAACACGAGGAATTGGATCTCCTCGTTCAGTGCATGCAAAAGCACGTCGAAAAATATGATCCCATCTTAGCGAATGATCCGTTGTGGGTGAAAATCCGCCGCTATGCTTTGATGTCACATGAGGAGTTCGAAGACTCTCTTGCTTATGGCCTAACTGGCCTCGAAAGAATAGAGACTCAGTCCTTGGTTAATGATTTAACGCTGAGAAAAACTATGATGACGAAGTCTAAAGGACAAAAGATGCGGAAGGCCGCAGAGAAGAAAGAAAAGGTGATAGTAGTCGAACAGACGAAGAAACCTAAAGCTGCACGGAAACGTCAGCGAAACGCGAACCCCTCAACAGGGAATGTTGTCGGAAAAATAGCTGAGGGACTTGTCTCTCAGGTACCAATTGTTGGCCCTTTGTTGGGTCCAATGGCTGGTGCACTTGTGGGTGGTGCTACGAGTGCTCTGACCAGCTCAGACTGGTCAGGTAACGGCGACTACAAAATTAAGTCAAATTCATTTATTGACAAAAAGACTGGAGGCCCAATCCAGAAACTAGCTGGCACTGATGGTTCAACTATCATGAAGTACCGAGAATTTATTGGAAATGTTTTGGCATCTCCCGTACCTGGCAATTTTGCCCACGAAGCAATTCGTGTCAACCCTGCCGCTTCTACGTTCGCGTGGTTGAGGAAGGCTGCTGAAGGATACGACCAATTTAAATTGAAGGGAATGATTGGTATGCTTGAATCACAAACATCAATGACCGCACCTGATGGTGGTTCTTCCTTAGGACGTTGGGGTTTGAACGCAACTTATAATCCGGCCTTACAAGCTGGATTCACTACTTTGCAGGAGAATCTACAAGCTGATGGAGGTAGACATGATGTCACCACTAAAGATGTTGTTGTTGGTTTTGAATGTGCCCCCTCAAAGACTATCTCCCCTGACGGTCTTTACATCTCTCCCGGAGCTCCCCCTCCAGGCATGAATTATGCACAAACTGATCCTTTTGTGATCAACGTTTGGTCTGAAGGAGTCGAAGAAGCGAATGCAGTTCTCGGAACATTCTCAATTCTTTATGAATTTGAGTTTATGAAGAAAACGCTTAGCCCTTCCTCAACCTCGCAAATTGCTGATCTATTTCAAGGTGAAGTTGACATTCAACAAGATTGCTACCTTGGTAGTGAAATTGTTTCGTGTGCTGAAAACACAATTGGCGGAACTGCTGAATACAGTGATGCCATTGGTGATGAAGCAGATCACGGTGTCTTGTACACTTTCCCTGCCAATTTGAACTCTGGGCGTTTCATGGTGACAATTACTACAAACTTGATGAATGGAGCTACTCCATGGTCTACAGGTAAATGGTACATTTTCCCAACTGGAACTACTTGTGTTGTCAGAAATACTGTGATGTCTGACGATGCCGCCAACTATCCTCCCGATCTAACAGCGATTGATGGTGTTGGTGCATCTGTTGGTCCTTATGGTGGTCCAGCGACTACCCAATATCATGATGCACTGTGTTCAGTCACAGTCAATTTGTTTATTGATGTTCTTGAAGCTGGCGCCTCATTTGGCATCGTTTGGAATGGTGTTAGTGCTAATGTACTCCCTACTTGGGCTGGACTATGCATTTGCTCGTTCCCTTCTGTTGTTCAATTTGGTACACCTGAAACACTTGGAAAAAAGATGTTGTTCACAAATGGTGCCTCCGTCAACCGTTTGGCTCTTTCATTAGAGTCTGTCTCATCTCCTAAGGAGGTTGCAACGATTGTTCGACATATCCGAGCTAATCTCTCTCAAAAGGGTTTGGGGACTGATGATGCTTCTGTGTTTAGAAATATCCACAACAAGAAACACCGTGACATTCTCAAACAGTACGACTTCGGTCGGAAGAAAGATGTTGATACCGCTATGCAGGATGAACTTTCCCTCTTGCGTGCAGCAATTATTGGTTTGCAATCCTCGAACGCCATTCCTCCTGTTGGACGATATGGGTACCAAAAGATTGTTAGTGCTGATCCCGGACCCCCGGTGGATAGCCCCAAGGTTACTAAACAAAAGAAGGAAGCTGCGTTTTGGAATGACTATGATGATGAAATTGCGCAAATGGAGAAGAAACTTAAGAGGTTGAAGAAGGCTGCAAAAGTTGCTGCTCAGGAACAAAGTACTGAACCTAAAACCTCAATGTCATATTCTACGTCGTCTCAAAGCGACCAAGGATTAACATCCTCCCTGCTCTCAGGGGTCCAAACACCAGGACCTCTAGAATACCATTAGGTCAACGAACTCTTCGGAGATGTAGTTGATACGTATTCAAAAAAAAAAAAAAAAAAAA